GACCTACGCTGTGCGATGTGACTCGCCTTCTCAAGACTACGTGGTGTGACAACCGCGCCCGTGTTCGCTCGACCAATGAAGTTAATGTACGGATTGTCCTTCTGTGACTGGTCGTCACCCGCTGCAAGACAATGCGGGAACTGCTTAACCCACGCGATGATCTCAGGCACGATCCCGTTACTCAGTGCATAGTCGTTGATCCACTCGTCAGCATCAGGCTTGCGGATACGTACCGAACACACACGATTGCGTTGATGTGGTTGCAGCAGGTCACCCAGATTCTCCATGCCTAGGTTAGTTGTCGCAAAGACAATACTCCCCTCGGGCAAGTAGTGATCACCGATACGGAACTCGTTCATCAGGGTCATCAATACGTTCTTGACCGCACCCATCGCCTTGCCAATCTCGTCAAGCATGATGATGACGGGCTTACCCTCGTGGAATCTGAACCGCGCATTAGGTGCGAACCTAGTCACACGTATACCGTTCTCCTCGACCGTATACGGCAGGGCAAAGTCACCTAGGTCTAGCAATGTGCAGTCGATATACGCAGGTAGATGTGTCGGCATACGCTTGGCGATCTCTTTGAGTACGGCAGACTTGCCAATACCCATCTCGCCTTCACCCACCAAGGTAACTAGGTGGCCTACCTCGCACACGGCAGTCGTGAACTCGGATAGGGAAATCGTCTTACCAAAATTAATCACGCTCATGATGCACTCCGTTGTTGTTTATCTAACTGTTAGAGATATTATATTTGATCTCGGGTCACAAGTCAAGCATTTATAAACACGTGTTTACTTGATGCTGTTTGGTTCGCTAATTGATTAGCGGTTCAGTCTCGGTCTATCGACCACGTTACCCATGATGGTCGGCTCGGCAGTCACCTTCACGATGTCATAGATATCCGCACGAGTGTCGTGCAGTTTTAGGATCGCTGCCTTCACACGCTTTGCATCGTACTGGCACTCGTACTTATTGTTTACCTGACGATACTGTGATGTGCGTATGTTCGTACCCAATATGTTTCGCAGGATCACGGGGTACATGTCTGGATCATCGGTCGATAGGTATGCTGCGGGATTCTTACTGATACCTTCGTACTTCCCACGCTGCAAGATGCGCTCGTCGGCATCCTCGTAGAACGAACGAGTCACCCAACCGTCCGACAATTTCATAAACATGTTTACCCAATCGAGGAACGGTTTGATGGTCAGTCGGCTTGCCTTCGCACGATCCTTGTTGATCGCACGCTTAAAGAATGTCGGATCTTCAACCCTCCACCGCATATCTGGCATACGAAACAGTCGTACCGGTACGTGGCTATCGAGGGGCATATGGATGTATCCCAACTCGGCGTCGTTAACCGAAATCCACAACCTGTTCTTACGCTTCACGCACTGGAATGGTGAAGTCATGGTGATGAAGTCAGCGGTACTCGGGGTATGCCAACTGCCACACTTAATCTCGACAGACTCAGGACGGGTCTCGGTCTCGGGCAGGTAGCGTACGCAATGCGTCTGGTACAACTTGTATGAATAGGATTCCTCACCGTTCTCGATTGTCCTACATACCTGCATCCAGTCTTTCCGACGGGTTCCGCAGGGTCTAATGTCCGTGGCGCGTCCTCGGATCGGGGTCACGCTGTGGTAGTGCTGCTTCGCACCTTCGTATGTGAACCGATTAACTACAGTCATTGCACTGTCTCCTCGAATAGTTGTAGTTGCCGAACGTCACCCACCAGACTGTCTACGCTTGGCCTATCCCATGCCCTACGCTCACCGAAATACATATAGCCATCTTCAAGTAGGTCACGGATTCCACGTAGCGCGTCATCGGCGTCTAGTTGGGTCAGTTGTTTTAGTCGCTCGATCAGTTGGTCGTTAGCCGTACGCTCTTGCAGGTACAGGGCTTCCAGAATTTCAAACTGGTCGGGGTCGTGTAAGCCTGAGTCGTTTTCCAACTCGTCATCCCAGTCATTTTTCATTTTCGATTCCCATTTTTGTTTGCACTTGTGTAAACATCTGTTTACGTAATTTTATCTGGCATAGGCTTGGCCAACTTTTCGTACTCTTCGATTAACTGCCTCGCTCGGTGCTTCACGGCACGATTCATGCGCTCCGCGTCTCCGGTCATCTGAACGGTTGGCAATGTCAGTAAGTCTTTCAACGCGCCGATCAGGTCGGCTATGGGTTTGGGTTGGGTCATCACTCTTCCTCGTCATAAATTGTCCAGTCCAACGGCAACGACTTAATGACGTAATCTTTTTCGCTGCCACCCAGTCTGTAATCCGCCATGTATAGCGGCACTGCTGCTTCAGCAGATTCCCTTGTGCTATGCACGGAGAGAAATGTCAGCACGTTATCGTCGTGCCACGTTTCCACTATAAAAACTCTCTGTCTCTCGGTCATCGCTCGTCCTCCAAGATTCGGATAATTTCCAAGAGTGCAAACGCCTCACGGCGAGACTCTGCCCATGCTTGGGTGTCGAATGAACTGGGCACAACCATCAGGAAGTGCCGCGCTCCGTCACTACAAACTGCAATCAAAGCCTTCATCGGTAGAAGCCTCCCTTGTTGTTGATACCTTTTAGATCCTCGCGGTTGGTCACCACGATGTAGTTGCTCTTGTGCATGGGGACGATGGTGTGCTTGCGTTGTCGGGCTTGCTTCTCGCCACACGGCTTGCAGGTCGTGTAGCCAATCTCGTATCGGTGCTGGTTGATCGCCGAGTCACAAAGCACACAAGAAAAGTCACTGCTCATGTTGCACTCCTATAAAGATGTAAACAGGTGTTTACTAAATGCTGCCTCGTTGTAGGCAATGTATCTATTGTAGAGACTTATTCTAAAACAAAATGCCTTAAAAGTCAATGATTTACGACGCTAAATGTCATGCGATGCACGAAATGTAGGGTTCGAAAGCTGCCCAGACACTTTCCTCGACGACACTAAATTAAAAATAAAACCATTTAATACGTGTTTAGAAAAATAATTTCCGAGTAGATATAAAAATAGATACATTCATACATTATACCTATAAAAATGCCTTTTTCCCTTTCAGAATCAAGCACTTAGCCGTTGTAGGGGTGCCTACAATGCCTACAATGGATACATCCAGTGTCTACAACGGACTACAGAAACAGGGCTTGACAGGCTCGATTTGGATCGGTACGCTGCGAACAGCGCGTACCGGTTGTTCAAGACCAAGCGCGGCCCGATTCGGTAAACAGTGTTTATCTGAACCTGCTGCTACAGGCATGATAGTTCGGGCCAAAAAATAACCCGCGCCTCGCGGCGCGGGTCACTCGGCGGGTGGTTACTTGTTTACGTACTTCAGAGCCGCTTCGAGGTGGCCGATCACCATGCCGGTGTCGAACGGCGGGGTCTCTGCATTTTGCGCGGCCTTGATTAGCGCGGCCAATTCTTCGTTGAAACGTGTTTTTAGGTCACGAGTCCGTTGCGCGCCTTTGTCGTCCGATTTAGGTGTCGGCCATCCGTACTCAACCACGCGCCCAAAGTAGACTGACCCCTCGCCGCGAACGGTTTTCTTGGCATCTTTCACGGCCGCCCACGCGGCCTGTTGATCGGCACTGGCGGCATTCCAGTCCTTCGAGCCCTTGCGCGGCAACTCGGCTTTGATGATTTTGACGGCTTCATCGCCCATCGCGGGATAGATGACTTCGGTTAGGAATTGAGGCCGAATCGATTCGAGCGCGGCCGCGCTCTCAAACTCCATCTTGGCAATATCGCCCACGGCCTTCCATTTGTTGTCCGTGGTTTTCTCCGCTGCAATCGCGTTGCGTACAGACTTTTTGAGATTCTCTGAAAACATGGTAGTCACTCCTAGTTGTAAACAGTGTTTATCGGTCGCGCCGTGTCCGTCACGGCATGGATATAGTAGACCACACTCTGATAAAAATTGCAAGTATTGTAGAAATTGAAGTGTAAACAGTGTTTATCGCGACCCCACCGTACCCCGACCACCCGATTCCAGTTAGGAGTCCCGCCTGTCTCCGCTACTCTATGATCCGCACATCAGATACAATACTTTTAAAACCGGTGCTGGCTACCTCGTTGATCCCACACCCACTTGGCGAGGCGCGTCTCGACAAAGCACTCCGGAATCGTAACCGGACCTACCCCACCCCCCTCATATATAAAGACCCCCCGGTAAGGCACTTGGGTCCCATACACCCGGCATAGATATTTGTATTTTTTAGAATTGTCCGTATACTTCGTGGCAACGACACCACAGGCGCGAATATGCCGGTTGTTGCAACACCAGAACTAGGTATTCCATTTCCGTTCGACACCACACCGGAAGAGCTACAGGACTTCCGTGCAAAAGCCGAGGCCATGCTAAATACGGTCGAAGCTTTGGAAGAGAGCGGATTGCAAGTCGATATCACACAAGACGACCGAGAGCAGTCTCACGGAATGCTGCTGAACGAAAGTTTTCCAGCAGCCAAGAAAGTAACTCCGGCATCCGTCAAACATCTAAACGCGATACTTTCGGAATACGACCACGAGATTCTGAACGTACATTATCGACTGCGACATTACGTCACGAACAAACTGGTTCTGGAGTCGGTTGATGGCGACCCGAAGGTACGCCTGAAAGCCCTTGAACTTCTCGGCAAAGTCTCGGGAGTTGGACTCTTTTCGGAGCGGATCGACGTTAATGTCACGCACCGTACGGTTAAGGATATTGAGACAGAACTGCGTAAAACGCTGGAACTGTACGACGCGGAATACACCGACGTTACCGAAACCAAGCCAGTATCTATAGCGGAAATAGATCTGGATGAAGAGTTAGGACTTACGAACCAACCCGAAGAAGTTGCGGAAGATGGATCAGAACCTACTCCGTAACGTAGAACAACGCCTTCAAACCCTACCACCTGAAGTTCAGCAGAAGGTGGGGGAGCTACTTGCCGAAGCAAGGAAGGTCGGTACCCAAGAGAAAGCCCAGAGCGACTTCATGGCCTACGTTAATTACGTGTGGCCGAACTTTATTCATGGGCGACACCACGCGAAGATGGCCAGAGCCTTCGAAAGGGTGGCAAACGGCGAGGTAAAACGCCTCATTATTAATATGCCGCCTCGTCATACGAAGTCAGAGTTTGCTTCGTACCTGTTACCAAGCTGGTTTTTGGGTAGATTCCCGGGAAAAAAGATTATCCAGACCTCCCACACTGCGGAATTGGCGGTGGGATTTGGTCGAAAAGTACGTAACTTGGTCGATTCTGACCGGTACAAAGACATATTTCCGCAGGTTGCACTGCAAGCAGACTCAAAAGCAGCCGGTAGATGGGCCACAAACTACGCTGGTGAGTACTTCGCTATCGGTGTTGGCGGTGCTGTGACCGGTAAGGGTGCCGATCTACTCATTATTGACGACCCACACTCGGAACAAGAGGCGACTCTGGCCGAAGTTAACCCCGAAATCTACGACAAAACGTACGAATGGTACACATCGGGACCTCGGCAGCGTCTGCAACCGGGCGGAGCCATCGTCATAGTCATGACTCGGTGGTCTAAAAAGGACCTAACCGGGCAAGTTTTGAAGGCAGCCGCTCAGCGTAGCGGTGAAGAGTGGGAAGTCATCGAATTTCCGGCAATTTTGCCTACCGGAAGGTCACTTTGGCCGGAGTTTTGGAAACTTGAGGAGCTAGAAGCCCTCCGTCAGGAACTTCCTAACGGCAAGTGGATGGCTCAGTACCAGCAACAGCCCACTTCTGACGTATCGGCCATCGTAAAACGCGATTGGTGGAAGATTTGGGACCGGGACAACCCGCCTCCCTGTAGCTACATGATCCAATCGTGGGATACCGCGTTCCTAAAGTCGCAACGTGCTGACTATTCAGCCTGCACTACGTGGGGAATCTTCGAGCACCCGGACGACACCGGTAAGTTGCAGTCGAACATCATCCTATTGAATGCGTTCAAGGATCGAATGGAGTTCCCGGAGCTAAAAGAACGCGCTTACGAAGAGTACAAAGCGTGGAATCCGGACAGTCTGATTGTCGAAGCCAAGGCCGCAGGTAGCCCCCTGATATTCGAACTTAGAGCTATGGGTATCCCGGTGCAGGAGTTCACTCCAAGCAAGGGTAACGACAAGATCGCTCGCCTAAACGCAGTTGCTGATATATTCGCATCTGGTAGGGTGTGGGTACCGAACACCCACTGGGCGGAAGAACTGGTAGAGGAAGTGGCCAGCTTTCCATCTGGTGAACATGATGACTTGGTTGACTCGATGACACAAGCCCTGCTTAGGTACAGGCAGGGAGGATTTTTACGATTGGCTAGCGATGAGCCGGAACCTGAGCGTTATTTCAAGCGACGGTCAGAAGGCTATTACTAGGAGAATTTAGATGGCCGTTGATAAAGCATTGTATGAAGCCCCGCTTGGTCTTGACGCTCTCGCTGCCGACGAAGCACCGATTGAGATCGAGATTGTTGATCCGGAGGCCCTTCGAATTGGCGTTGATGGCGTAGAGATTGAGTTTGAGAAGGCAGAGCCACGCGCCGAAGATTTTGATGCGAACCTCGCCGAGTTCATGGGCGAGAACGAGTTGCAGAGTCTTGCTTCTGACTTGCTGGGTGACTACGAGCAGGACTTGGCTTCTCGCAAAGACTGGCTTGATACATATGTAAAAGGATTGAAGCTCCTTGGTATCCGGTACGAGGAGAGAACCGAGCCGTGGCCCGGTGCCTGTGGTGTGTTCCACCCGCTCCTGATGGAGTCAGCAGTTAAGTTCCAGTCCGAGACCATCATGGAGACCTTCCCTGCGATGGGACCGGTCAAGACCAAGATTGTTGGTAAGGAGACCCCGGAGAAGAAAGACGCTGCCATCCGTGTTGCGGATGACATGAACTACAAGCTGACCGAGGAGATGAAGGAGTACCGCCCGGAGCACGAGCGACTTCTGTTGTCATTGGCTCTCTCGGGTAATGCGTTCAAGAAGATCTATTTTGATCCGTCGTTGAATCGCCAGACGGCGGTGTTTATTCCTGCTGAAGATATCGTTGTGTCTTATGGTGCGGCGAATCTGGAAAGCGCAGAGCGTGTTACGCACCGTATGCGTAAGACAAAGAACGAACTACGTAAGCTTCAGTATGCTGGGTTCTATCGCGATGTGGACTTGGGTGATCCGGTCCGTGTCATGGACGAGGTTGAGAAGCAAAAGGCAGAGGACCAAGGGTTCTCGGCTTCGATGGATGATCGGTTCCAGCTTCTTGAGATGCACGTAAACATCGACCTGCCGGGTTATCCGGATGTGGACGATGACAACCACGAGACCGGTATTGCGTTGCCGTACGTGGTCACTATTGAGAAGGGAACTGGAACGATCCTAGCGATCCGACGTAACTGGAAAGAAGACGATGAACTCAAAGCCAAGCGACAACACTTTGTTCATTATGGTTACATCCCCGGTTTCGGGTTCTACTACTTTGGTCTCATCCACCTTATCGGCGGACACTCTAAGGCAGCTACATCACTTCTTAGGCAGCTTGTCGACGCAGGAACCCTCAGCAACCTTCCGGGTGGCCTCAAGTCACGTGGGCTTAGAATTAAGGGAGACGATACGCCTATTGCTCCCGGAGAATTCCGCGACGTAGATATCCCATCTGGTGCGATTCGCGACAACATCCTGCCACTCCCGTACAAGGAGCCGAGCCAAACTTTGTCCTTGTTGATGGACAAAATCATCGAGGAAGGCCGTCGCTTTGCTGCGGTGTCGGATCTAAAAGTATCCGATATGTCTTCGCAGGCCCCGGTTGGTACGACCTTGGCGATTTTGGAACGTGTGCTGAAAGTGATGTCGGCTGTGCAGGCTCGCATTCACTACACGATGAAGCAGGAGTTCAAGCTCCTCGCTGGGATCATCCGAGACTATACGCCAGAGGAGTATAGCTACGAGCCGGAAGTCGGTGGTCGCAAGGCTAAGAAATCCGACTATGACGATGTGGATGTCATCCCGGTATCGGACCCGAACGCGGCAACAATGTCGCAGAAGGTTGTGCAGTACCAAGCGGTACTTCAGCTTTCACAAACGGCTCCGCAACTCTACGACCTGCCGTACCTGCACCGTCAGATGATTGAGACTCTTGGTGTGCGTAATGCCGAGAAGATCGTGCCGGGTATGGACGACATGAAGCCTCGCGATCCGATCACGGAAAACATGGATGCCATCATGGGTAAGCCTATGAAAGCGTTTATGTACCAAGATCACGACGCCCACTTACAGACTCACATGTCGCTGATCCAAGACCCGAAGATCATGGCGGTCATCGGTCAAAGCCCGCAGGCTCAGGCTGTTATGGGTGCGATCATGGCTCACATCATGGAGCACACGGCGTTCAAATATCGCCGCGAGATCGAGAAGCAGTTGGGTGCTGCGTTGCCCCCGCCGCCGAACGATATGGAAGAGAACGAGCTTCCGCCGCAAGTTGAAGTTGAGTTGTCGCGTCTTGCAGCCGAGGCTGCTAGCCAGCTTCTCCAGAAGGACACGCAGGCGGCTCAGATGGAACAAGCCCAACAGCAGATGCAAGATCCGCTTGTGCAGATGCAGATGATGGACTTGCAGATCAAGCAGCTTCAGGCCCAAACAAAGGCCCAGCAGATGCAAATCGACGCGCAGTTGCGCCTCGCAGAACAGCAACGCAAAGAGAAGAAAGATCTCATCGACGCTGCTGCAAAACAGGATGAACTTAGCCTCCGTCAAGCCGAGCTTCAGGCGCGTACTGAACTTGATGCGGCCCGTCTTGGTGTGGACATCGAGAAGCACAAGACCGACGTTGAGGTACAAAAAATGGTGGAAGGTGCAAGCGTAGGGATGGAACTCGCTCGTACTCTCGGCCAGCAGAGGAGTATCAAACCACAGGAGTAATACATGTCTTACAGAACCGCTCTTGATTACCTTGAGTCAAAACTCAGGGAGGAGCGCACGATGATTGTAGACACCCTTGTTCAAGGCAAATTGGATGAAGGTGAATACAAGCGACTTTGCGGGGCCCTTCAGGGTCTAGACCTCGCAATTGGATACAGCAAAGACCTTGCAAAACGCTTGGAGCGCGACGATGAGTAATATCGACATTGAGAAGACGCAGGAGGAGGCAAAGAAAGCCTCGCAACTGCCAGACCCGAAAGGGTATCGAATCCTCTGTGCGGTTCCGCACGTAGAAGAGGAATACGAAGGCGGCATTATCAAAGCCGAGGACACTAAGAGGACGGAGGAACTGACTACGGTCGTCCTATTCGTCATCAAGATGGGTGACCTTTGCTACACCGATAAGGACCGTTTCCCAACTGGAGCTTGGTGTAAGGAAGGCGACTTTGTGTTGACCCGTCCCTATGCCGGTACCCGTTTGGTCATCCACGGACGAGAGTTCCGCATCATTAACGACGACACGGTGGAAGCAGTTGTTGACGATCCCCGTGGTATCCGTCGCGTTTAAGGAGTAAACCATGCAAGAAGAATTCAAGTTTCCTGACGAGGTTGAGGCGGAGGCTTCCCAGCAAGCCGAAGCTGGTCAGGAAGTAAACGACGAAATCAAAGTCGAAATTGAGGACGATACCCCGCCAGAAGACCGGGGCCGTAAGCCGCTACCGAAGGAAGTAGTGCAGGAACTGGAAAAGGACGACCTTGAGGACTATTCCGAGAAGGTCAAGAAGCGCCTTTCCCAGATGAAGAAGGTGTGGCACGACGAGCGTCGTGAAAAGGAACGTGCTTTACGGGAGCGTGAGGAAGCCCTTCGGTTTGCCCAAGCCCGTGAAGAAGAGATCAAGCAGCTTCGCCAGAAAGTCACTTTGGGTCAGAGAGCCTATGTTGAAGAGGCTACTCGGGCGGCTGCGAACGATCTTGCTACGGTGAAAGAACGGCTGAAACAGGCTTATGAGTCTGGCGATGCCGAGAAGATTACCGAGGCGCAGGAGGCTCTAACCGATGCCAAAATGCGTATTAAAGAAGTAGAGCGATTTAAACCCGCTTTACAAAAGCAAGAATCGGGTGTAGAAAAGGAACAACAGGCAAGTGCTCCGGCCAAGCAAGCTCCTGCCGCCTCCGATGCTAAGGCTGAAGAATGGCGTCAGAAGAATACATGGTTTGGGGCTGACGAGGAAATGACCGCCCTCGCACTTGGACTGCACGAAAAGCTGGTCAGATCTGGCGTGGACCCGCGTAGTGATGACTACTACCGGCAAATCGATCAGACAATGCGTAAGCGATTCCCCGAAGTTTTCGAGGAGGACGCTGAGCCAACGACGGAGGTAGCGCCTCGTAAAGAAGCGAAGCCCCGCGCACAAAAAGCAGCCAATGTGGTTGCTCCAGCTACGCGGAGTACCGCGCCGCGTCAGGTCCGCCTGACACCGACTCAAGTTGCCATAGCCAAGAAACTTGGCCTGAGCAATGAACAGTACGCACGTGAACTTATGAGACTGGAGACTGACAATGGCTGAAAATAGACTCGCTCGCGAACTTGAAAACCGCGAATCGGCGCAACGAAAAATGACTTGGGCCCCGCCCCAAACGCTCCCTGAACCGGAGCCGCAGGAAGGTTGGGTGTTCAGATGGATTCGGACGAGCATTATGGGTCAAGCCGACCCCTCTAATACGTCTGCAAAGTTCCGGGAAGGTTGGGAGCCAGTTAAGGCTTCTGAGCAACCCAAATTGATGATGCAAGCTGATCCCAATAGTCGTTTTAAAGACAACATTGAGATTGGCGGGTTGTTGCTCTGTAAGGCTCCAGCTGAACTGATGAAGCAGCGTGATGACTATTACGCCAAGCAAGCTCAGTCTCAGATGCAGTCTGTGGACAATAACTTTATGAGGCTGAGCGACGAGCGTATGCCCCTCTTTAATGAGCGGAAAACGACGGTCTCGTTCGGTAAAGGTAAATAAATTCATTTTAGGAGTATCAAATGGCTTATCCCACTGTTGATGCACCTTATGGCTTGAAACCGGTCAACTTGATCGGTGGCTTGCCGTTTGCAGGTGCTACCCGACAGATTCCGATTGGGAACAACTACGGCACTGCCATCTATAACGGCGATGTCGTGCAGTTGAACTCGTCGGGAAATGTCATCATTACGACCCTCCAGAACAATGCCTCGCCGGTCAACGGCGTCATCGGCGTGTTCCTCGGCTGTTCGTACACCAACCCGACCACGAAGCAGAAGCTCTTCTCGCAGTACTACCCCGGTAGTGTTGTGGCTGACGACATTGTTGCGTACGTCTCGGATGATCCGAACGCGCTCTACAAGGTTGTCAACGTGACGAGCAACGTTGCGGACAGCACTTCTGGCGGTCTTCTCCCGGCTTATGTTTCCCGCGCCAACTCGTTTGGCACGAACGCGGAACTCGTCCTCAACACGGGTTCTTCGATCACGGGTGACAGCAAGATGGGCATTTACATCAACAACGTGACGACCTCGTTGCCGTTCCGTGTGGTTGATGTGGTGGTGGACACTGCGAACAGCAGCGGCAACATTGTCGAGTTCATCGTCAAGTTCAATGCTGGTTACCACGCGTATAACAACGCGTCGGGCACCTAATAGGGAGTTCTAAGAAATGGCTATTTCACGTGCACAATTACTGAAAGAGCTGCTTCCCGGCCTGAACGCCCTGTTCGGTCTGGAGTACAAGCAGTACGGCGAAGAGCACAAGGAGATCTACGAGACTGAGACCTCCGAGCGTTCCTTCGAAGAAGAGACGAAGCTGAGCGGATTCTCCGCTGCCCCGGTCAAGCCGGAAGGCCAAGCCATTGCGTACGATAACGCGCAGGAAGCTTGGACGGCTCGTTACAACCACGAGACGATTGCTCTCGGCTTCTCCATCACGGAAGAGGCGGTTGAGGACAACCTGTACGACTCGCTCAGCAAGCGCTACACGAAGGCTCTTGCCCGCGCTATGGCGTACACGAAGCAAGTTAAGGCTGCGTCGGTTCTGAACAATGGTTTCGCTGCTGCCTACACGGGCGGTGACGGCCAGCCGTTGTTCTCGGCCTCGCATCCGCTTATCTCGGGCGGTGTCAACAGCAACCGTTTGACGGCTTCTGACCTCAACGAAACCTCGTTGGAAGCGGCTGTCATTCAGATCGCTGGTTGGACCGACGAGCGTGGTCTTTTGATCGCGGCGAAGCCCAACAAGCTCATCGTTCCTCCGTCATTGATGTTCGTTGCCAAGCGGCTCCTCGACACGGAACTCCGTGTTGCGACTGCTGATAACGACATCAACGCGCTGAAGTCGATGGGTGCGATCCCGGGCGGTTACACCGTTAACCACTTCTTGACCGACACGAATGCTTGGTTCTTGACGACCGACGTTCCGAACGGCATGAAGCACTTCGTGCGTACCCCGCTGCAAAACAGCATGGACGGCGATTTCGACACCGGCAACGTCCGGTACAAGAGCCGCGAGCGTTATAGCTTCGGCTGGTCGGATCCGCTGGGCATGTTCGGTTCGCCGGGCGCGTCCTAATAGGTTCTTGACGACCTAGAGAGATGGGGGGCTACAGGTAGAAATGCTTGTAGCCCCTCTTTTTTAATGATATATAGTCGTTATCGGGAAAAATCCGCTTATCAGACAGCCCCGACTGACGACATGCAGACTGATAAGCACTACTCGCATGTGAGGTTTTGAAATGGCACGTACTACTTTCTCGGGTCCGGTTGCTTCGGACAATGGTTTCATCGGTGCTTTTACTGGTGATGTTGTTGGTAACCTGACTGGCGATGTCTTCGCCTCGGTTCAGTCTCTCTCGGGAGCCGGTGCGGTCAATGTGACCGATATGTTCACCTCGCTCACCACGACTGGCGCTGCTCAGGCTCTTACCCTTGCTAACGGCACGGTTGGTCAGTTGAAGGTTGTCGCCCACGTGGTTGACGGTGGTTCGGCTGTGCTGACCCCGACCACGAAGATTGGCTTCACCACGATCACGTTCACGAACGTTGGCGATGCTGTCACCCTGATCTACACCGCCGCTGGTTGGGCGATTGTGGGAATCAACGGGGCGGTCGCTGCTTAATAGGAGCCGCTAATGGCTATGCAAACAGATGTATTAGCTAGTGCGGTTCGAACTACTGACGGGCTTATCGCTGATCAGGCGGCTAATTCCCTCGGTCGTTGCCGCGTAAAGGCTGTTTACATCATCCCCGCAGCCGGTGCAGGCAGTGTGGTGTTCAAGGACGGCGGTGCTTCGGGTGTGGTCAAGGCGACCATCAATACCCTCGCGGCATCTACGGCCCCGGACTACATCCTACTTCCCGGTGAAGGCTTATTGTTCCAGACCAACGTTTATGTTGATGTCACGGACATTGCCTCGGTGATGGTGTTCTATGCCTAAGTCACCCGCGTGGCAGCGTAAGGAAGGCAAAAACCCGGCTGGCGGCTTAAATGCCAAAGGCCGGGCTTCCTATAACCGTGCTAATCCCGGCAAGCCGGGTCTTAAGCGTCCTCAACCCGAGGGTGGTTCTCGTCGAGATTCTTTCTGTGCTCGCATGAAGGGCATGAAGAAAAAGCTTACAAGCGCCAAAACCGCTAAAGATCCCAACAGCCGTATCAACAAATCCCTGAGAGCGTGGAATTGCTGATATGACAGACCATAATGAGCATCTCAAGAACGCATTAGATATCCTGTCCTTACTTGCAACTATAGGGTCATTTTTACAAGTGTTCACACCTATATTTGGCCTTATTGGTGCGATCTGGACATTGATGCGGATCGCAGAAATGGTGACGGGTAAGCCGTTTTCTGAACTTATTAAGCGCAAAGACGATGCCAAGTAAGTCCGGAAAACAGCACCGTTTAATGGCGTTAGTGGCTAACGATCCGAAGGCTGCTAAGCGTCTAGGTATCCCGTCGAAAGTCGGGAAAGACTTCATGGAGGCCGATAAAGGCCGCAAATTTGGAGATGGTAACGTGAAAAAGTATGCAATGGGTGGACGCATGATGCGTCCTGAACGTGAACGGTTGTCAGAGCGAATTAAAACCAATCGTATGCCGGGATTGAAGCCGATTCCGGAAGAGCCGATGTACAAGAAGGGCGGCAAAATTGCTGACAAGGCCGGTCGCGCTATGAAGAAGCGTTCGGCTGACACGATGGGCCGTGCGATGGTCAAGAAGTACAGCGAAGGTGGTTCTGTCTTCCGCAAAGCCGCTGATGGCGTTGCCACAAAGGGCAAGACCAAGGGCAAAATGGTTAAGATGAACAAAGGTGGTTACTGTGGCTAAAGCTAAAACCCCGGCTCCTAAAGTTGGATCGCCGTCTGAGGATTTGATCTCTCGCGGAATGCTTCCGGATGTCCCGACGATTAAGCCGGGTGCTGGATTTGGCGACGACATCAAGAGCAAAAAGCCCGTGAAGAAAGCCAAGGGCGGCATGATCGGCTCTGCTTCCAAGCGTGCTGATGGTTGTGCCGTTAAGGGTAAGACCCGAGGCAAGTTCGTCTAATGATGGCTTCGCGTGGAATGGGCGTCATTGCCCCTAGCAAAATCCCTCGTGCTAAACGGCGCGGGGATAACGAAATTGTTGAGGGTACTGGTCGTCCCATTCGCCACGCAAAAGGCGGTAAGGTCAAGAGCAAGGTCAACGAGGCCGGTAACTACACCAAGCCCGGTATGCGTGAGAGCTTGTTCAAGTCCATTAAGTCTCGGGCGGTGCAAGGTACTAAAGCAGGTCAGTGGTCAGCGCGAAAAGCGCAGTTGCTGGCTAAAGAGTACAAGCGGCGTGGCGGGGGGTATCGCGATTGAAAGCGCCGCAGCAATCCTTGAAGGCTTGGACTGCCCAGAAATGGAGAACCAAAAGTGGTAAAAGATCTTCTGATACGGGTGAAAGGTATTTGCCAGAGGCTGCTATTAAAGCTCTCAGCCCAGCCGAGTACGCCCGAACCACTGCCGCCAAGCGCCGAGGAAAAGCCCAAGGTAAGCAGTTCGTACAGCAACCCAAGGGCATTGCTGCTAAAACGCGCAGCTACCGCCAAAAAGGGAAGTAAGAAGGCAAAGGGCAAAAAGTAATGGCCGACAAGACTACAGCTACAACCGACTTCAACCTCGACCTCAATACCATCGTAGAAGAGGCATTCGAGCGTTGTGGTGCGGAATTGCGTACCGGTTATGACCTGCGTACGGCGAAGCGTAGTCTGTCCCTGCTTTTGATGGACTGGGCTAACCGGGGTATTAACCTGTGGACTCTGGAACAGGGTACTCACACGCTGAGTTATAACGTCGGTACTTACGACCTGCCTGTAGATACGGTTGATCTGTTGGACCACGTGATCCGCACGGGTACTGGCACGAACCAGCAAGACATCAACATTACCCGTATCTCGTCCAGCACCTACGTGTCGATCCCGAACAAGAACGCAACGGGTCGCCCAATTCAAATTTGGATCAATCGTCGTACTGGCGCAACAGGCGCTGATAATGTCGTGGTTTACCCGCAGTTCACTGTGTGGCCGAAGCCAGATAACACGACTACTTGGACCCTGTACTACACCCGCCTGCGCCGTATGTTCGATGTGGGTAATGGTTCTAATGGACAAGACATCCCATTCCGGTTCCTGCCCTGTATGGTGGCGGGACTGGCTTACATGTTGTCGATGAAGATCCCCGGTGCTGAGGCTCGGACGATGATCCTGAAGACTCAATATGACGAGGCTTGGGATCTAGCTGCTGGTGAGGATCGTGAAAAGGCTGCGGTTCGGTTTGTCCCAAGAGAGTCGTTCTTAGGCGGGTACTGAGATGCCTAATCGCTTTGCGAGTGGCAAACATGCGATTTCGGAGTGCGACCGGTGTGGATTCCGGTACAAGCTCAAGCAGTTGAAGTCTTTGGTGATCAAGACCAAGAACGTCAATATCTTGGTTTGTCCGGAATGTTGGGAAGCCGATCAGCCACAGTTATCGCTCGGTCTGTACCCGGTCGATGACCCGCAGGCACTTAGAAACCCTCGTCCGGATTTGTCCTATTTTGAACCCGGCAATAATGGCGCGGGTGGTAGTAGAATGATCCAATGGGGCTGGGCACCTATTGGTGGTGCAAGGGCTGACGACGCGGGTCTGACGCCTAATGACTTAGTAGCCCAATGTTTAGTGGGCGATGTAACGGTCGCAGTGACCTAGGAGATTGAGATGGATATGAAGGCGATGCTGAAGAAGCATATGGCAAAAGGCAAAGGTGCCCATCCGGACGCTGACGTTAAGAAGATGCGTGCTGGTGGCAAGACCAACGCTGAAATGAAGAAGTACGGTCGTGGTATGGCGAAGGTGATGAACCAGCGTAGCCCGGTGCGTAAGTCTTCTGGCCCGAGGTAAGTACCGTGAAAGAATTGAATCCCGGCAAGATCAAGCACAATCCTGATCCGACTGGCGAGAACGGCTACCCGGAGAAGGATGTGAACAAGGGCGTCACCCACATGAAGATGCGAGGTGCTGGCGCTGCTACTAAGGGCACGAAGTTCGTGTCTCAGATTAACTTGCAGAACAACGGCAAGGTCCGCGCAGGCTGGAGCTAATGAATTACGCTTCTCTGACAACGTTGATACAGCAGTACTGCGAATCGACAGAACAGTCGTTCGTAGCGAACATTCCTACGTTCGTTCAACTTGCAGAGGAGCGGATTTATAACGCCGTTCAGATCCCCGCTATCCGTCGTAATCAGGTCGGTACGCTGACGATTGGTAATAAGTATCTGACGCTGCCTTCTGATTGGCTGGCTACGTTCTCCTTGGCAGTAATCGACCCGGTTACAAATGCTCAGGAGTTCTTGCTTGATAAGGATGTGAACTTCATCCGCCAGTCGTATCCGGACCCGGACGATCAGGCCAAGCCTAAGTACTACGCGATCTTCGATGACAACACGTTCATTCTGGGGCCGACCCCGGATTTGGCGTACCAAGTCGAAATGCACTATTACTACTATCCGCAGTCCATCGTGACGGCTGGCACTTCGTGGCTGGGCGACAACTACGAGAACGTTCTGCTCTACGGATCACTGCGCGAGGCGTACACCTACTTGAAGGGTGAAGCCGATATGATGCAGTACTACGAAGCGAAGTATCAGGAAGCCATTCAACAGTTGGCTCGCTTGGGTGATGGCCTCAATCGCCGCGACTCGTACCGTAGTGGTCAGGTTCGCTTGCCGGTAACTAGCTAATGGCTATCTTTCAGACACAGACTTTGAGTTTCCGACAGGAGATGCTGCAAGGCGTCCATAACCTGCTTACGGATACTTTGAAGATGGCTCTGTATACAAGCTCCTCAACGATTAATGAGGACACCACGGTATACACCACGACCGCTGAAGTGACGGGGGGAAGTTACGTTGCAGGCGGTCAGACCATTACTGGGGCAGCGATTAGTGCTTCGAATGGTGTCGTATACGTTACTTTCAACAACGTTGTGTGGACCCCGGCTACGTTCACTGCGGCAGGGGCTTTGATCTACAACGTGAGCAAGGGCAACAAGTCTATCGCTGTCTTGAGTTTTGGCGCGGACAAGACGGCTAGTGGCACCTTCACCGTGCAGATGCCCCCGAATACGTCGAATTCTGCGCTGCTTCGCTTTACTTGAGGAGTTATTGAGATGTTTAACGAAAAGGCTAAGACGGCAGACGCAGTTGGCGCTGCTTTGGAGAAGGCTCTCGGCTCGACCGCTAAGGCTTCGGCTGGCGGTGTCTATCGTGTTGAGTGCTTGGACAAGGACGGTAACCTGAAGTGGTCCGCTGAGTCGCACAACCTTGTGGTTGACGTTGGCTTGCAGGACATGAACAACAAGTACTTCACGGGTTCGTCCTACACGGCTGCTTGGTATCTCGGCCTTTATGGACCGGGTGCTGCTAACACTCCGTCAGGTTCAGACACGATGGCCTCCCACGCGGGTTGGACTGAGATCACTCCGTATAGCAATGCGACCCGTCCTGCTGCTGTGTTTGGTGCGGCGTCGTTGGCTGATCCGTCAATCATCACAAACTCGGGTTCCCCGGCGCAGTTCAACATCAACGCGACTGCGGTGGTTGGCGGGGCGTTCCTCGTGAGCAACAACACCAAGGGCGGTACGACGGGAATTCTGTTCTCGGCTTCGGACTTCCAAGCCCCCGGCGACCGCTCGGTTGCTTCCGGTGACACGCTGAACGTCACGTATACTTTCAGCCTTGATGCGGCGTAAGGAGTAGTCATGGCTAAGTTTAAAAAAGGCGATGCCGTTAAGATCAAAGCCGTTATCCCGCAGGGGCCTGTAGTCGCACTTCGTATGGATGAGGACGGTGTTATCTACTGCCTCGTCGAATGGACGGACGTTGACGGCACGGTTCAACAGCGGTGGTTTGCGGAAGACGACTTGATGGGGGCCTGATATGGCCCTTGTACTCGCAGACCGAGTAAACGAAACCTCGCAGACAACCGGTACGGGATCACTGACTCTTGACGGAGCGGTGAATAACTACCAGTCGTTTGCTGTCATTGGTAACGGAAACACTACTTACTACACGATTGCCCATCAAACGGCAAACGAGTGGGAAGTTGGTATCGGTACCTATACTTCGTCGGGCACATTATTGTCCCGAGATACTGTGCTGGCGTCGTCAAATGGCGGTAGTCTGGTCAACCTCAGTGTCGGTACGAAGAGCGTCTTCGTTGTATATCCCGCCGGTAAATCCGTAAACCAAGACGCTGCGGGTAACGTCACCATAGCGGGCAATCTCACTGCGGGTATCGTCAGTTCCAGCAACGGTATTTTGGTCAACTCGGATGTGACTAGCACGAGCTATACGATTGGTACCGGGTACAACGGGTTCACTGTAGGACCTCACACTGTGGGTAGCGGGGCTACTGTTACCGTCGCCGCAGGACAGAGGTGGGTCATCATATGAGTACGATATCTTCAGGTACTACCACCACAACCGGCTACGTCGTCACGAGTGATACGTCGGGCGAACTTGTCATCAAGACCGGCTCAGGTGCTGGCACGATTGCGATGACGATTGATGCTTCGCAGAATATAGCCTTTGCCAAGAATCCTGCTTTTAATGGACAGAACGTATCTTTTAATGGGTACATAGAACTTGACGGTTCTACATCCGGATATGTTCGCTTGCAGGCAGCGGCTGTAGCGGGATCGGCCACATATACCTTGCCTTCTGCGGACGGTACGTCTGGTCAATTTTTAAGGACTAACGGCTCTGGCACGTTAACTTGGGGATCGTCTGCATCTGGCGCTCAAGATTACATCGTCCAGTCTTACGGAATTGTTTGAGGAATAAATCATGGCTACAGCAGCACAATACGCATCAACCGTTCGAACGGCGCAAGCCCAAGTCTCCGTTGCAAACACTGCCCGAAATGGTACTGGCACGATTGTCACGGTGTTCACTGCCGGGGCTAGTGGGTCTCGTATTGACGATATCTACATCACGGCAACTGGAACCACGACGGCGGGTGTTGTTCGTTTGTTCTTAAACGACGGAACGAATACATATCTGTTTGACGAGATTCTTGTCACGGCAACTACGCCAAGCACCACTGTTTCGGTATTCCAAGCGGTCCTTCTTAACCAAGCCATTGTATTGGCAAGTGGTTGGTCACTTCGCGCCAGCACTAACAATGCTGAGACGTTCAACATTCAGGTGACCCGCGCAGGAGACTTCTAATGAATCCGGGTACTTTCCAAGGCGCAGGTACTGGAGCGTTAGGCGGGGCTATTACTCGTTATACGCAAACCCCGACAATTTCTACTTCGCAAACCATTTCTGTCCCGAGTGGTGTTCAGCGCATCGAAGCCCTGCTTGTTGGTGGTGGCGGAGGCGGTGGTAGAGGCGGCGGTGGATTTGGCGGCGCGGCGGTAATTGAAATCCCTGTTACTGGACAACCGTTGGAAGTTGTTATCGGCGCTGGAGGCTCTGCTGGTAATAACGGATCACCTACATCGGTTACATCCGCAGGTACGCTTTATGCTGAAGTCGGCGGCGGTGGGAATGGTAGTGGGGGAAATGGTCGATCAGGCGGTGGCGGTGGCGGCGCTGGTTATACAGGAGGCTATGCTGCTTCTGGCGCTGGTGGTTCGCCCCCAATCGGAAACCTATTATGGTCAATTTACCCACAGACTGCGACTCAACTAAATGGAGCGTACAACGCCGGGGGTACGTCGAATACTTATCTATTTTACGTCTCGGCTGGCGCTGGTTTGGGCGGTAACAGCGGAGGCAGTACGGGAATACTTGCTGCAATGAACGGATCGTTTGGTGGTGGCGGCGGTGGGTTGCTTAG